TACGAAGATAAGTTATTAGGTTGGTTATCAGAAAGAAGTGATATTGCTCCATTAATTAGAGATATACTTGGTAACGCAACAGAAGCAGATGAAGACGGAAACTTAAGACCTGTTGATGAAAGACTAAAAGCAAGACTATATTCTGTAGCAAATGATTTTATTACAGGAGAAGTTTTATTTCCTGTTGCAGGAAGACTAGGAAAAGCAGGAGTGCAAAGTACTGCTGACATAATAAAAAAAACAGGGTTAGATAAAAAAACTGCCAAAGTACTTTTTGGAATTAGAGATATTACAAAAGATAGTGCAGGAAAAGTAGGCAATGAAATGGTCGATTTCTTTATGAATCAAATTTATAATATGAAAAGTAAAGGAGGAGTAGAGTTAAATAGATTTAAAGCAAACTTAGCAAGTCTTATTAATAGAAGTGGAGCAGATATAGAGGAGTCAGTTTATACAGCCCAACAGGGTAATTTAATGGAAAACTTAAATTTATATATGAAAAGTATAAAAGACCACCCATTACTACAAAAATATTATATGGGTGGAGATGGAGAATCTTTAAGTGCAGTTCCTTTAAGAGGTAAAAAAATAACTAGAACTATGAACGCTAGAGATTTAGCTAGATATTTTAAAGGTAAAGATGGTAAGAATTTTTCTGATAAACAAGCAATAGTTGATTTTATTATGGCTAGAGGTGCAGCCTTAAAATCTTCAGTAAAGCCTAACAGTAGAACATGGAAGGCTATGCAAGCAAAGGCAAGAACTCAACTACCTTTAGATACTATAAATGTATTAACTGATTTTATAGATCAATACGGAAAAGGAGGAGACTTTGATTTAGAAGCTTCTATTATTGCTATGAACGATATTGTTAATGAGACTGCAATAGTTCTACAAGACTTAACTGCAAAAATGGACGATCAGATAAATCTAAAGAGAGCAGGAAAAATGGACACCGTTTTTTATGACAGATTAAAAAAAGATTTTGCTTTTAGCTTGAAATTTTTTGACTCTGTTCTAAGTATTAAACGACAAACTATTGCCCCTGTATCAAGAGCTTTAGGTGTATCAAACGTAACTTCAGGCAAAATTACAAAAAAAGGATTATCGAACTTAGGAAAACTTAGAGAAGATGAAGTCGTAGCAGAAACCATACAAAGGAAAGCAAGACTAAAAAATGCAGAAGATATGATTAATCCTGATGACCCTTTAGGAGAATTTGATATTGAAGACATTATAAAATTGGCAGATAGTGGAGATACAGCAGCATTACAGCAAACAATTAGAAGATTAAATATGGCAGCTACAAATCCAAAAGCTTTAAAAGCTATTATGGCTGCACAGAAAGGCAACGGAGTTATAAAAATAAGTAATCATTTATTTATTAATTCAATTCTTTCAAGTCCAATTACACATCAAGTTAATATTTTATCTACTGGTCTAAATACATTTATACGACCTGTTGCAACAATGGTGGGTGCTGAAGATAAAGATACAAGAATACGAGCTTTAAAAGAAATGCAATATTTATTGTCAACTTCTATGGAATCCATGAAAATGGGTGTTGTTGCTTTTAGAGGAAATAGAAATATTGTTGACGCAGGTGCATCACTATTAGATGGACAATCTGCAACAAAACTAATGACAGATGGGTGGACAGGTACAAGAGGAGCTTTAGGTAGAGCTTTCATGGATGGGTACGGAATCCCTAGTAGATTTCTTATGGCAGAAGATGAAGTATTTAAACAGTTAAATTTTAGAGCATTTGTTAGGGCTGAGATTTGGGAAAGAACACATAAGGCTATGAATAGAGGTACACGAAAATTTGCTAGTCGTGCTAAATATAACGAATACGTTAATAATCAATTTAATAGTATTATGGATGTAATTAATAGAGAATCAACAGAAGGAAGGTTATCAAAAAGAAATTTAGATTTATTAGATAGAGCTAGAAAATATGCAGCAGAAGCAACATTTACAGAAGATTTAAAAGAAGGTTCTTTTTCTGAAGCATTTACTAACTTAGTAAATGAATATCCTTTAGCTAGACAAATAGTTCCTTTTATTAGAACTCCTATAAACATTACAAAACAATCATTTAACGCAAGTCCACTTGCTCTACTTGTTGAAATGCAAGACACAAGAGTAGGAAAACTTACAGGTTTGTCGTGGGCTAGTAAAAATGTTTTACGGAAAGCAAGTTGGTTAGATCAACATTACGCAGACTTAAAATCTTTAGATAAAGGTACAAGAGCTTTAGCTAGAGGAAGAACTAGAATAGGTTCATCAGTTTTTGCAGGTTCAATATGGTTATCTCATCAAGCAAATGACCCTGAAGCTGCTGTAGCAATTACAGGAGGTTTGCCTAAGAGTCAAGCAAAAAGAGAATTGATGATAAACCAAGGCTTCCAACCATATTCAATTAGATTACTTGCATCAGAAGAAGATGTAAAAAAATATAATAAAAAAGGAACTCCTTATGAGGTTGTTAAAGGAGACAACGATCAAGTTAAGTATGTAAGAGGAGCAGATGGAAAAATTAAATATAAATATTGGAGTTATAAAAGATTAGAACCTTATGCAAGTTTTCTTTCTGTAGCTGCTGATTGGACAAGAATTTCAGGTTATATGGGAGAAGAAAGAAATTTAGAAAAAGAAGCTATACAACAAGTGATTCAAGCTGCTGTATATGACTCAACTGTAGATAAAACTTTCCTAGATGGTATTGCTGAACTGTTTCAATTAATAGAAAGACCTTATCAATTAAATGCTTTCTTAGCAAGAAGAGTTGCACAAACAGCTATTCCTTTTTCAGGAGCTATGAAGTTTGTTAAAGACTCAGCTAATAGTTATGTAGGAGATGGAAATATTGCAATGAATAAACGTGTTGCTAAAGGTCAATTTGAAGGAGATATTAACCCTATGATATTTACACAAAGAGTTTTAAACGAAGCAGCAGCGTTAACTGCTTTTGGAGATGCAAAGGCAATACCTTATCAAAATCATATAACTGGTAAATACACTATTAAACCAACAGGCTTTGGAAAAGATGAAATGAATATCTTTTTTGATGGTCATGCAACAGAAACAGTTTCAGTAAATGACCCTGTGATGACAGTACTAATGGAAACTGGCAGAGACTTTGAAAGGCCAGATATGACAATTTATCCTAAAAGTAAAAGCAATCCTAAAGCTGTATTTACAGATGAAACGGAATATAAAGATTTAGTTTATTCAACTGCTACTTATACAAAGGGTTCTTTACAAAAAACCATGTATCAAACTATGCAAGATTGGATAAATAATAATCCAGAAGCAGTAGCAAGAATGAGAATGAGTCCAGACGATTTAAGGTGGGAAAATTTAACTCCACAATTAAAGAAGAAGTATGCAAGAACTTTTAGAATTACAGAATTAACTCAAGACGATATGGATAAAGCTGCAAGAGTTAATTTAATTGTTGAAGCAAGAGAAGAGGTTGGAGATGCTATGGCAAAAATTCATGAAGAGTATAAAAGAGATGCTAAAAAGTTTTGGATAGAAAATAATTTTAAAAAGATGAGTCCAGATAAATATAATGATTATCAGGAAAGACAACGAAAACAGAATCTTTTATACGACACACTTGTATCTGATAGTAGAATTGACATATTAGAAGATTTTGCTTCTCTTAATCTACTTGGTTAACTATGGCTACCAACACCACCAACACGTTTACTAATCACACAGGAAACGGAACTGAAGTTAATTTTTCTATTAGCTTTTCATATATATCTATTTTAGGAATAGATGTAACAGTAGCAGGAGTTCTTCAAACTCAAGGTACACACTATTCTGTAAACGGACAGATAATAACTTTTGTTGTTGCTCCTGCTAATGGTGCTGCTATTAAGTTCCAAAGAGATACAGATATTAGTTTGCCAGTTGTTGACTTTCAAGACGGTTCAGTTCTTACAGAACTTGATCTTGATACAGGATTAAGACAAGTATTATTTGCACAACAAGAAAACGCAGACGAAACAGCGTCAGGTATTGTTACAGACGGAAATGATTTAACAGCTAATAATAAAAGAATAAAACTTGTTAATGACCCTGTAGATGCAAAAGATGTTGTAAACAAACAATACGCAGATACATTTATAAAACGAGATGGTTCTTTAGC